GCTATAAGGTCTCCGGCGGCCTTCACGGTGTTGGTCTTTCCGTTGTTAACGCATTGAGCACGGAACTTACCGCCGAGGTGCGTCGGGACGGGCATATTTACCGGCAGATCTGCCGCCGCGGCATAAAGGTCACGGAGGTTGAAATCGTGGGCAGCTGCGGAGCGGACGAGCACGGCACAACGATTCATTTTGTTCCCGACGAAGAAATTTTTGACGAAGTGAACTATGAATACGATATCCTTGTTCGACGGCTGCGCGAGCTTGCGTTCCTAAACGGCGGCGTGCGCATCATCGTGACAGATGAACGCTGCGACCCGCCCGTGCAGGACAGCTTCCATTACGAAGGCGGGGTTGTTGAATACGTTCGCTATATCAACAAAAACAAAGAGGTTCTGCACCCCGACCCGATTTATTTTTCCGCTGTAAAGAACGATAATCCGCTTGAAACGGCAAGCGTTGAAGTTGCGCTGCAATACAACGACGGCTACAGCGAAAATGTTTTTACCTATGCCAACAACATCAACACCATCGAGGGCGGCAGCCACCTTGCGGGTTTCCGTGCGGCAATGACAAGGGTCATCAACGACTACGCCCGAAAGTTTAAAATCCTTAAAGACAGCGACCAAAACCTGACCGGAGACGACATCCGCGAAGGTTTGAGCGCTATCATCAGCGTTAAGCTGACAGAGCCGCAGTTTGAAGGGCAGACAAAAACAAAACTCGGCAATGCCTACATAAGAACCCTTGTTGACAACGCCGTGACGGCCGGCATGACGACCTATCTTGAAGAGAACCCGGCGCAGGCAAAGCTTATTCTCGACAAATGCCTCAGTGCAAGCCGCGCAAGGGAAGCGGCGCGCAAGGCACGCGAGCTGACCAGACGCAAGTCCGTTTTGGATTCCGCCGCACTGCCCGGCAAACTTGCGGACTGCTCCGAAAAAGATCCTTCAAAATGCGAACTGTTCATCGTTGAGGGCGACTCCGCAGGCGGTTCCGCCAAGGAAGGACGCGACAGGCATTTTCAGGCCATCCTTCCGCTGCGCGGAAAGATTCTGAACGTTGAAAAAACCCGTTTGGACAAAATTCTCGGCAATGCGGAAATCAAATGCATGATAACCGCGTTCGGTGCGGGCATGGATGCGGATTTTGACGAAACCAAGCTCCGCTATCACAAAATCATCTGCATGACCGATGCCGATGTTGACGGAAGCCATATTCGCACGCTGCTGCTGACGTTCTTCTATCGGCACATGCGGCCGATGATAGAGCGCGGCTATGTTTACATTGCCCAGCCTCCTCTCTATCTCATCAAAAAGGGCAATACGGAACGCTATGTCTATTCGGACGAAGAGCTGAACAGAACTCTTGACGAAATCGGCAGGGATAAAATCTACATTCAACGCTACAAAGGTTTGGGCGAAATGAACCCCGAACAGCTTTGGGACACGACAATGGATCCCGCGAACCGCATTATGCTTCGCGTCACAATGGACGATGCAATGCTTGCGGACGAAACTTTCACCCTTTTGATGGGCGACAGGGTTGAACCGCGCCGCGAATTTATTGAGCGGAACAGCAAGCTCGTTGCCGACCTTGACGTTTGATTCGGAAACGTTTCATTTTTCAAACGGCAGATTAAGAGCTTTGAGCTCTGCAATCCGAAATTATTAACACGATTCAATGACTTGACGACCGACGAAAGGTGCGATGCACCGACTGCGGCAGGCTCCGCACCTTTCATGCAGGAGATATGATGGACGAAAACAAAAAAAGACCCAATCTTGAAATGCTCGGAACAAACGAGCTGCCGACCGATGTTGAAGGCGGCAGAATATTGCCCATAAACCTTGTGGGTGAAATGAAGCGCAGCTTTATATCATACGCAATGGCTGTTATCATCAGCCGTGCGCTTCCCGATGTGCGCGACGGGCTGAAACCCGTTCACAGGCGCATTCTTTACGCAATGGACGAGCTGAGTATGCAGCCCGACAAGCCCTTCAGGAAGAGCGCGCGCCTTGTCGGCGACGTTCTCGGCAAATACCATCCGCACGGCGATACGGCGGTTTACGATGCAATGGTGCGCCTTGCCCAGCCCTTCTCCACTCGTTACCCCCTTGTTGAAGGTCACGGCAATTTCGGCAGCGTTGACGGCGACCCCGCCGCTGCAATGCGTTATACCGAAGCGCGCATGAGCAGGCTCACTCTCGAAATGCTCCGCGATCTTGACAAGAACACGGTTGATTTTTACCCGAATTTTGATGAAACGCTGATGCAGCCTGCGGTATTACCCGCAAGATACCCCAACCTTCTTGTGAACGGCTCAAACGGCATTGCTGTCGGCATGGCAACAAACATTCCGCCGCATAATCTCGGCGAGGCTGTCGATGCCTGTGCCGCAATGATTGACAATCCCGATATCACGATCGACGAGCTGATGAACTATATCCCCGGCCCGGACTTTCCGACCGGCGGCGTCATCATGGGCGATGTCGGCATTCGCCATGCATATTTTACAGGCAGGGGAAAGATCCTTGTTCGCGCAAAGAGCGAGATCGAGCAATACAAGGCCGATCGTTCACGAATCATCGTCACGGAAATTCCGTATCAGGTCAACAAAGCAAAGCTTGTTGAAAAAATTGCGGAGCTTGTTCACGAGAAGCGCGTGGACGGCATTTCCGACCTTCGCGACGAAAGCTCCCGCGCGGGAATGCGCATTGTTATCGAGCTTAAAAAGGATGTCAATGCAAACGTTGTGCTGAACAATCTGTATAAGCACACTCAGCTTCAGGATACTTTCGGCGTTATCATGATCGCGCTTGTGAACGGCGAACCCAAGGTGCTCAACCTTCGCGAAATGCTTTATCACTACATTGCGCATCAAAAGGATGTTGTCACCCGCCGCACGCAGTTTGACCTTGACAAAGCACGCGAAAGGCTGCACATCTTGGAAGGCCTTATGATCGCACTCGACAATATTGACGAAGTCATTGCCATCATCAAAGCCAGTGCAAACGGCGCAGAAGCAAAGGAAAGGCTGATTGCGCGTTTCGGTTTCAGTGAACGGCAGGCGCAGGCGATACTTGACATGCGGCTGCAAAGGCTGACGGGGCTTGAGCGCGAAAAGTTGGAAGCCGAGTACGGCGAGCTTAAGCGCACGGTTGAATACCTTGCTTCCCTGCTTGCGGACGAAGGCAAACTTATGGGCGTTGTTAAAGATGAAATGCTCGAGATTCGGCGCCGCTTTGCCGACCCGCGCCGCACCGAAATCACAAAGATCGTTGAAGACATCGATATGGATGACATCATCCAGGAAGAAGACATGGTTGTTACCTGCACCCATCACGGCTACATCAAGCGCATTGCGGAAGCAACCTATCGCACGCAGCGCAGAGGCGGCGTCGGCATCAGCGCGGGAGCAACCCGTGAAGAGGATTTCCTTGAGGATATTTTCGTCACAAGCACTCATTCCTATATCATGTTCTTCACAAACAAGGGCCGCGCTTTCCGCATAAAATGCTATTCCATTCCGGAGGCAAGCCGCACCGCAAAGGGCACGCCCATAGTCAACCTGCTGCAATTGCAGACGGGCGAGTTCGTTACCGCCGCATTCCCCATCGGCAGGCAGACCGAGGGCGGCTATCTCGTTCTTTGCACACGGCAGGGTGTTATCAAAAAAACCCCGCTCTCCGATTTTTCAAACATTCGCAAGGGCGGCTTGATTGCTCAAAACCTCCGCGAGGGTGACGAGCTTATCAGTGTTGCGCTCTCCGCAGGCGATGATGAGTTCATTATCGGCACACGGGACGGAATGAGCATCCGTTTCAGCGAGCAGGATGTTCGCTCAATGGGCAGAAATGCCTCCGGCGTTCGCGCCATCAAACTCTCCGAGGGCGACTGCGTTGTTGATATGTCCATGGTCAAACCCGGCAGCTGCGTCATTGCCATCACCGAAAACGGCATGGGCAAGCGCACGGAAGAGGACGCCTACCGCGTTCAGGGCCGCGCCGGCAAGGGCATTATTGCAATGAATATCACCGAAAAAACCGGCAAGCTTGTTTGCCTCAAAGTTTCCGAAGGCAATGAGGATCTGATGCTTATCCGTGATGACGGCGTTGTCATTCGCGTTCCCGTCGATACGATTTCCGTCATTTCCCGCAACACGCAGGGCGTTCGACTGATGAAAATCGACGAGGGACACAGGGTTGCAAGCGTTGCGCTTGCGCCGCATAACGATGACGAACCGCAGAAGGGCGGGGAAGAGTCCGACGGCGAAATTTCAAATGCAAATGCCAATGCAGACTCCGCCGAAACAGCACCCTCCGATACGGCGGAAAATTCCGATACACCGGAAGACCTCCGATAACCGCAGCCGCCGAACCTGCCGCGCGGGCTGAAGTTCTCCGCTCTGCCGCAGTGTTTCGGCAAGCAACCGATTACTTCTTCAAAAACAAACACGGGAAGCCTTCCGTAACGGACAGTGCTTCCCGTGTTTTCTGTTGGTTTCGACATTGTCTCTCGCGCTCGGTGTCAACCGTTGGGTAATTGGAGACAATATCACCGAATCCCCGAGTGGATTAGCGCTCAAGGTATAGATGCCCAAGCTATCATCAACTGCATACGTTATATCACGCAGTAAAAAAATCGGCAGTGCATACCAGCTAACGTAAACACTGCCGAGAAGAGCAACCCAGGGGCGATTAACCTGCCTGTATCGCCCCTTGATTATATCAGAGCAGGAGACAAAGGTCAAGGTGCAAAAGGATGGTCGACTGCATGGCAGCGGCATAGATTGCCCGTATGCACGATGTGATGCTGTAGGCTATGGTTTCAGCTATAGCATCCTTTTTATCCCTTATCAACCGTTTAGCGCACGTTCGGTAATAAAATATGTGCGCAAAATACTTGGAATATGAAACAAAATTAATTCATTTGCAACTGATGAGGAGCACCCCCGCAGATGCGGGGAAAACCGTTATGGTCTTCACGGAGGGGACTGACATCCCGGATCACCCCCGCAGGTGCGGGGAAAACCACGTTCATGGCGGATATTGCCGCGTGTATTTGGGATCACCCCCGCAGGTGCGGGGAAAACTTTTTCAGCAAAAAAGGGGTTGACATATGCCTGGGATCACCCCCGCGGATGCGGGGAAAACACTTTGACAGCATAGCCGAAACGGCGGACGGTAGGATCACCCCCGCGTATGCGGGGAAAACTTTTTAGACCGTATGACATCAACCCATTCCGGCGGATCACCCCCGCAGGTGCGGGGAAAACCGTTAGAGCCGCCCAGCACAGCTCATAAGCAAAGGATCACCCCCGCAGGTGCGGGGAAAACGCCGCCATTCACGGAGGTTTGCCGTCATTACGACCGGATCACCCCCGCAGGTGCGGGGAAAACTACACTGAAGAGTATCAAAACGGCGCAAACCAAGGATCACCCCCGCAGGTGCGGGGAAAACGCCCTCGGGGCTTCGGCTGCTTGCCGCTGCGCAGGATCACCCCCGCAGGTGCGGGGAAAACTAGGTGATCTCACTTCAAATTTTATCTTTTCCAGGATCACCCCCGCA